CAAGGCCGCTGTACTGGGCGCGGCGGGCCGCTGATGCGCCGGTGCTCATTGTTGAAGGCGAGAAGACCGCCGATGCTGCTGCACGCCTGTTCCCATCGGCGGCGGTCGCCACCTGGCCATCAGGCTGTAAAGCCATCGACAAGGCCGATTGGACACCGCTAGCTGGGCGGCGCTGCACCCTATGGCCCGATGCTGATGATGTCGGCCGTCAAGCGATGGTCAAGCTGGCCGGGCGCCTGCTGTCGATCGGCGTGGCGCAGGTGCGGATCGTCACCACACCAGATGGCGTTGCGGATGGATGGGATCTTGCTGATGCCACATGGGCGCCAGCCGAAGCCGCCGCCTACCTCAAGGCCAACCGCTCACCGCCAATCGAGGCGCCAACCGCTGCTCCGGAGCAATCGGAGCCCGTGCCGCAACCAGATCCCGAGCCACTGCCAGCAGCTGGTGAGCACTTCACCTGTCTCGGCTTTGACGGTGATGGCTACTACTACCAACCCGCCAGCACTGGTCAGGTCTGCCGCCTATCGCGCAGCAGTCACACCGGCACCAACCTATGCGCGCTGGCGCCGCTGTCGTATTGGGAGACGCTCTATCCCAGCAAGACAGGCGTCAACTGGACTGCAGCCGCCAGCAGCATGTTCACCCAGCAGGCCGCGGCTGGCGTTTACTCTCCTGATCGCATCCGCGGGCGTGGCGCATGGTGGGACGGCGGCCGATCTGTCCTGCACCTAGGTGATCAGCTGATCGTCGATGGCAGCAGCCGCACCGTATGCGATGGCATCACCGGCAGCAGCTACGTCTACCAGCGCCTCAGCCGCCTGCAGGGCCCATCGGGCGTGCAGCCATTGGATGACGCCGCAGCCTTCCAAGTGCTTGATCTTGCCGAGCGGTTCCTATGGGAGGTGCCGGCATCCGGGATGCTGCTGGCCGGTTGGGTCACGCTGGCCCCCATCTGCGGCGCGCTTGACTGGCGGCCACATGCGTGGCTGACTGCAGGCTCCGGCTCCGGCAAGTCCGAAGTGCTCGGGCGTTATGTCACCCCACTGCTCGGTGACATGGGTCTCATCGTGGCAGGCAACACCACCGAGCCTGGCATCCGTCAGGCGTTGCGCGCTGATGCGCTGCCGGTGGTCTTCGACGAGGCTGAGAGCAATGAGCGCAACGATCAGCAGCGGATGCAGGCAGTGCTTGGCCTTGCACGTGTCGCCAGCAGCGAAAGCCGCGCGCATACGCTCAAGGGATCGCCAGAAGGTGACACGCAGCGCTACACCATCCGATCCATGTTCCTGATGAGCAGCATCGCCACTGCTCTGAAGCAGGGTGCCGACAAGTCCCGCTTTGCCCAGCTCACGCTCCGCAACCCAGCCGAGCTGCCAAAGGATGAACGCACCGCGCACTGGGAGGCATTGGATCGCGATCTGGATCGCTTCATTTCGGAGCAGGTTGGCCAGCGCCTCATCGCGCGCACCATCGCGCTCATTCCCACCATCCGCCAGTCCGTCAAGGTGTTCGTCAAGGCCGCGGCCGAAGCATTTGACTCACAGCGCCTTGGCGATCAGTACGGCACCCTGCTGGCCGGTGCATGGGCGCTGCAGTCGCGTCAGGTGGTCACCCGCGATCAGGCATGGGCATTGATCGAGCAGAACGACTGGACGGCCTACAGCCAGGCCGTGGAGGTGCCAGACGAGCGCCGATGCCTGCAGACCATCCTGCAGCATCAGCTGCGCGTTGAAGGTGACCGCACCGTCACGCGCACCATCGCAGAACTGGTGGAGTTGGCGCTGCACCGCGGCAGTGATCCGCATGTCACCCCGACCGAGGCGCAGAACGTGCTCGGACGCCATGGCATCAAGGCGGAGGACGGCTGCGTGATCGTCAGCAATACGGCTAACGCCGTCGCTCACATGCTCTCGGATACGGCATGGGGCAACTGCTGGCCGATCGTGCTGGCGCGCTTGCCAGGTGCTGTGAAGACCGGTGCTGTTTGGTTCAAAGGTGGCGGCGGAACCAGCCGTGCCGTGCAAATGAGCATCGAGCTGTTAGGTCTGTTAGGCGCTGGTTAGGCCCAAAACCCAGTCCACCACTCATTCCTAACAAACCTAACGGTCCTAACGGATTTTCGGAAGACCCCCTTATAGAGAGGAGTAGTACCCCTTAGTGAGTAGGTACCCCCTTCTCTCACACCTATCTATACCTTTTTCTGTTAGGTCTGTTAGGTAAGGGAGAGAACCCAGTGGTGGCAAGGGGTTTCGGCCTAACAGAGCCCGTTAGGAATGCGTTAGGTCTGTTAGGTTTGTTGCAGGATGGATCACGGCGGAGTAGGGTTGCACTGGCCACACGGCTGCACCATGGACACCATCGACATTCCCGCCAAGCAATCGCCGGTGATCGACCGGCTGCACGACACCCTGGTATTCGCGCGCGCTTATGCCGACGCGATCCGCGACAACGCGCAGGACGATGCCCGCCCCATCCCGCTGGAGCTGGTGGCATCGTTCCAAGCCGACTGCGACCACATCATCAAAGCCCTATCCGAAGCTGCTGCTCAATGAAGATCACCTGCACCCAATCCGACCTCAGCCGTGCGCTGCGCGCTGTGGCGCGTGCTGTCGGCAATGGCAAGACCCATCCGATCCTTTCTGGCGTCCTGCTGAGCGCCGATGCTGGCAAGCTGCAGCTAACCGCCTATGACCTGCAGATCGGCATTCAGTCCACCATCGATGCCATGGTTGACACGCCCGGCGCCACCGTCGTGCCATACCGACTGCTGGCGGACATCACAGGGCGCCTCGACGGCGGCAGCGTGGTCTCCTTGACCGTTGACGGTGATCGCGTCGCACTGGCCACCGCAGGGGGCTCCTACAGCCTCTCGGCGGCCTCTGCGGATGATTTCCCCGGCTTGCCCGCAGTGGACGCTGCTGAGGGCTCTGCGATCGACTTGGCGGCGCCTCTGGCTGCTGTGCTGGTGGCAGCAAGCACCGATGAATCGAAGCAGGTGCTCACGGGCATTCACCTGATCTCCGATGGCAAGGAGCTGCGCATTGAAGCCACAGATGGCCACCGGCTCGCATCGCGCACGCTGACCTGCAATGCGCCGGACATGGATGTAGTGATCCCTGCTCGAGCGATGGCGCAGGTGCGGCACCCTGCATCATTCGCCGTTGATGGCGGGCATGTGGCCATCCAGCTGGACGGTGCCACGCGCATGATCACGCGCACGCTCGATGGCACCTACCCATCAGTGCAGCAGCTGATCCCTGCCACCTTTAAGGCCAGCGCCACATGCAACCGCGAGGCATTGCTCGCGGCATTGGAGCGGATCGCGTGCGTTTCACCCAATGACATCGTGCGACTGACCGTCAAGGCCGGCGCCATTGAAGTGACCGCCGAATCAGAGTCCAGCAGCGGCACTGAGTCCGTCGCATGTGATGGCAAGCTGCCGCAGCTGGCCGTCAACGTCCATTACCTTATGGATGGACTGAAGGGATACACTGACACTATGATTACCATTCAGGCCAACACATCTACCTCGCCTGTCGTCATCGGCCAGACTTATCTGGTGATGCCAGTCCAAATCCGGGAGTAATGCGTGGCAAAGAAGAGCACCAACGTCGAGATTGATGAGCGGGTTAATACCGTTTACGATCTCTTGTTGCGTGCTCACAGCAGGACACAGATCCTGCGATACGCGGCGGATACGTGGGGTTGCGGCGAGCGCACCGCAGAGACTTACATGTCTCGCGCTCGCCAACTCATGGCGCTGGATGCAGAGCTGGAGCGACCGCAGTGGCTTGCTGCTGCTGTCGCTCGATTGCAGGATTACGAACGCGAAGCACGCGCTAGGGGGAACCTCAGCATTGCAATCAAAGCGCTAGAAGACCAAGCCAAGCTGCTGCGGTTTGAGATGTCATGAGCCTGCTTGCGGGCATTTGCGACAACGCGCCGCTGCTGTCATTCATGCAGCAGCAGACGCCCGAGGACACCGCTGACCTACTGACCCGCATCCGCAGCGACCTCCACCCTGGCCAACTTGCGTTTGTGGATGACACCGCAACGCAGATCCTTGGCATCAGTGCTGGCTATGGCGCTGGCAAGACCAGGGCACTATGCGCCAAAGCTGTGATGCTGGCGGCAGTCAATCAGGGCTTCATTGGTTGCGTGATGGAGCCGACCGGACCGCTGATCCGGGACATTTGGCAGACGGACTTCGAGGCATTCCTTGAGGCGTACGACATCCCGTACACGTTCAGGGCATCACCGCTGCCGGAGTACATGCTGCACCTGCCAGGCGGCGATACCAAGATTCTGTGTCGCAGCTTTGAGAACTGGTCGCGCATCATCGGTCTTAACCTTGCCTGGGTGCTGGCGGATGAGATCGACACCGTAACGCCAAGCATTGCTAACAAGGCATTCCCTAAGATCCTCGGCCGCTTGCGATCAGGCAATGTGCGGCAGTTTGGCGCGGCATCGACGCCAGAAGGGTTCCGGTGGATGTGGAACACATTCGGCAGCGATGATGCCAAACAGCGGCCAGACCGGCAGCTAATCAAAATGCGCACGGCAGACAACCCGCACCTGCCGCCGGACTTCATCGAGCGGCTGGAGGCCAACTACGACCCGAGCCTGCTGCGGGCGTACCTCGACGGCGAGTTCGTCAACCTGACCACTGGGCAGGTATATGACCGGTTTGACCGGGCGAAGCATGTCACCACCGCTGTGCCAGACATCACCCGCGAGCCGATCCGCGTTGGTATTGACTTCAACGTTGGCAACATGTCTGCGGTGATCGCTGTGCGGCTGAACAACGGCCTGCTGGTGATTGACGAGATTGCAGGCGCCCATGACACCGACGCCCTGGCGCAAGAGATCCGCCGCCGGCACCCGCAGCAGCAGATCTACGTCTATCCCGATGCCAGCGGTGGCAGCCGCAGCACCAACGCCAGCCAGACCGATATCCAGATCTTGGAGTCCTACGGCATGTCGAATCAGTCGCCACGCAGCAACCCGCCAGTGCGTGATCGGGTAGCAGCCGTGCAGGCACTGCTGGAGAACGGCAAAGGGCAGGTGCGGTTGCAGGTGGCGCAGGGCTGCAAACGCGTGATTGAGTGCCTGGAGCTGCAGTGCTACAGCGACAAGGGCGAGCCCGACAAGGATGCAGGGTTCGATCACATGAACGACGCGCTCGGCTACCTGGTGTGGCGCGAGTTCAACCCACTGCACGCTGGCGCTGGCCGCAGCACTGGCATCAGGCT